CACAGACTATCCGTTCAAAGGTCGCGCGTTCTCTGCCTGTACCGGTGTTCGCGACAGCGAGTGCGCTCTCGAGCATATTTCGCTGACCTCAAGCGAGCTTGGCTGCGAACTTTCACCGTGTATACCGGCGGTGACACATCGCGCGATTCGCTCTACCGCACGCTACGCGACGTTGAGGGCGCGGGAGAAATCCTGCCATCTCCGGACATCGCCGGGCGTGAGTGGTTAGCGTATCGGCGGTGTGTAAACAAAGTTCTAGATGCCATGGGGAATGAAAAAACCTTGGAGGTGCGTAGCGGTAGTGTCACCATCAAGAGGGTCAACTGGTCGGAGTCGTGGTTCGAGGGACTACAGCAGAAGGCTCGACTGACCCGGGAGGTATGGGGAGGGTTTAGAATAGGGTCGGGGGAGGCGCAAAAGCAATTGGCTCTTGCGATGGGACCGGTGGGTGTGATGGCGCATAAGGAGCAGGTGTTATCTTTGCTTCTGGGGCTTAAGTTTGACTTGATCCCAAACGGGTGGTTGGTCGGTCTGTTCAAAGAGCTCTCAGAGATGGCCAAGAAATGGGGGGAGATACTGTGGCCGGAGTACTGGTCGAGCATGACGTCGTTTGAACTGTTCTTCGGAGCGCCACCTGTCAAGGAGGCGAATTTCCAGGAGCAGATCACGGGATGGGTTGAAACGCCCAAGCCGGGCGATGACCCTCGTTCCGATACGCGTCGTGTGGTGGAGGAGGGACTGCGTGAAGTAGCACGGAAAGAGTTTGTGTTCAAAGACCAACTGGGAATCAACGAATTTCTCAGGTCGCCGTCAAAGTGGTTAGCCAATGGGGCAACGACTGGAGAACGCCTCCCTGGTAGCAAGGGTACCAAGTTTTCGACATACCTTGCATCTTCCAGAGAAGAGCTACTCAAGGACCTGTTCTCAACGGCTGAACCCCAGAACGTAGTCAATCCGAAGCGAGAGCGTGGCAAAACCCGTAACACCGTGTCTAGTGATTGGGACCTCTACCTGCAAATGAAATACGTGTGTCAGGGCGTGGAGGAGGCGTTAGAGAGCGTGTTTCCAACGACGTTGGGGAAGAAGGTGCAGCAACTGGAGCGCTGGCGCATGTGGCGTAACAAGCTCGGCGGGTCAGTGGGGGTTCCGATCGACCAGTCGACTTTTGACCACGTGCCGTGGATGGACTTGTTGGTGGCTATGATTCGGCTCCTTGCCGAAGCTGCTCGTAAGAAATCCCCGGAGCCAGAGGTCCACCACAGAATAACGGAGATCATCATTATGCGGGTTCGTTCCGCAACCGTGAACTGGGAGGGGCACACCTGGAGACACCTTCGTGGGTTGCTTTCCGGGTGGGCTCTGACCTCCGCACTGGGCACACTTCTCAACTACATCGAATTCGTAGGCATCAC